TGATCGACGTAAGGCTGCTCAGCGGGCGCTGGCTGCTCTGTCATGGTGTCTCCTTACGGTGGGTAGGACGATGGCGGGGACACCGAAGCATCCCCGCCATCAGTTGTGCGCTACGCGGCGACGGTGACCGTCTTGGTGGTGACGGAGGTGCCGCGCCGGCCAGTGATGGTGTACGTGCCCGGAGCGTCGTACACGTGGGTGTACGTGCCGGTTTCGGCGTAGTCCCACTGACCGTCGCCGAACTCGTACCACATCGGGTCCGTGCCAGCCGGGGTCGGTGCGATCAGCACAGACAGTCCGGTCGGCGTGGTGGTCAGCGAGGTCACCGCAGGATCGGTGGGATCGAGCAGCGGGATGGAGCCTGCGTACACCTCGGGAGGTGCAATCTCCACGATCTGCAGACGACGGTGGTCGTTCGGCAGCATCGGATCGTAGAGCGGGGCAGCAACCCCATCGACGAGGTCCACGTTGTACGGGCCAGCGCCCCAGGAACCGGCGTTCTTGGTCTGCATCCCCGTCAGGGTGAAGGTGATGCCGTCGTTCTCGATGGTGTAGTCACCGAGCACGCCGCCGCCGACGTTGGGGAGCAGGACGTAGCCCCACTCGCCCTGAGCGCCGGTACGCGCCGGGAGGCCCGACTGGGCGCCGGTCCAGATTTCCAGTGCGAAGCGGACCTGGGACAGGTCAACGTCGGTGGACTCGGTGATGCCGACAGCCTCGCCGTCATCGTTGAACACCACGCGCTGGCCGGTGGCCTTCTCGAAGAACGAGAAGTCGGCGTTGCAGAACTCGGCCTCCACGCCCACACCAGTGAAGGAGGGGGTGGCGGACTCGTTGATGCACGCCTCACCGTTGGCGTTGGTCAGCGAGATTGCCTCGCCTTCCTCGGTGTTCGTGGTGAGGGAGAAGTTGACGAAGCCCTTGGTGACGACGGCTGCGCTGTCGCCATACTTGGGACGGCCTGCAAGGTCGAGGGAAGTGATGCGGGACCGCTTACCGCGCAGGAGCGGTGTGGTCCTCTGCTTGACAGCCATTGGTTATGCTTCCTCTCCGATGATGCCCTTGCGGGCCTTGCCTGCGGTCTCTGCGGCCAGCACGCGCTCGCGCTCAGCCTCGTCAGCGTTTGCGAGGTACTCGTTGACCTCTGCCACGCTGGCTGCACTGGGATCGAACTCGCGCTCGCCGTCCAGTTCGTTGCCCTCGGCCTCAGCTACTGCCTTGGCCCGGCCTCCGACGTTGTTCGCCTCGTCACGGTTGGTCGTGGTGCCCGGCTGGGTGATGACCGCCGGCTGATCCTCTGCCGTGATGAACTCGAAGCCAGCTTCCTCGGCAACGTCAGCGGGGACGAGGTAGCCGTGGGTGACGACTACAACCTCTCCACTGCGGTCACCGGCCAGTTCGACCAGTTCGCGTGCGGTGGCCTCGGAACGGCCGCGGACAAACGCCTGACCGTCCTTCAACCGGAGGCGGGTATCTACTTTCGCCATGATGTTTCTCCTTAGAATCCGATGAGGATGGCAGCGGTGAATCCGCCGTCGATGGTGGCCACGTACGTTCCCTCGGCGAGGTGACGGTCGCGGTTTTCTTTCAGCGATGGACCCTCGATGACCTCCACGCTCTCCTGCCAAATGTTGATCTGGCCGGTGATGTAGAGCCACGCTTCCGCGGGGTCCGCTGTGAGGTCCCCGGGACCTTCCGGGCCGTACCCTGCGCCGTTGGCGATGGGCGTCCCGTTGACGGTAAAGAGCTTGCCGTCGCGGTCGCGGAGTTCGGGGATCAGTTCGACCGCCAGCTTGTTGCCGTGCAGCAGGGGAAGCCCTGCGTAGCGGTCAGCGGCGTACTGTTCGAGCAGGCCGACAGCGGCCTTGATGTTGGTGACCGGCGTGCCTGGGGTGGGCGTAATGTCCACCGCCTCGTCGTTCATCAGTTTCTGCAGATGCTGTTCGATGCCGTAGCCAGCGCTGGCGGTGAACGCCCTCAGTACCTCGGGTTCGCCGACCCCGCTCTGCATGAGCAGGGAGGTCTCGATGCCCCGGTACAGGGTGAACTTGTCGCCCTCGACGGTGGGGAGCTTGTCAAAGACCTTCTCCTCACCCTCGATCCACACGCGGGAGTGGCCGGACAGGACCGAGAGGTACTGCACACCGTAGAACGTCTCCAAGCCGCTGCTATCAACGGTGTTGGCTACGCTCAGCAACCCGCCCACCGCAGTCTGCGAGTTGGCTGGTGCGTCGATAGTCATTCTCATGTTGGCCTACCCTCCTTCCGTTGGGTTGTAGAGAAAAAGCGGGGGCCGTGGGCCGCACGACCCCCGCTCATTCAGCTACTACGGGGCTACGGGAGCCTGCAGGAAGTTGCGTGCGATGTTGTCGTACGCACGCTGGCCGTTGGCCACCAGCGGGAGGGAGACGCGCAGACCTTCACCGCAAGGGTTGGTCATCAGCGTGCCCTGCTCCACGAACAGGTGGACGTAGTCGTTCTTCTTGAGGTTGACGGAGTCGTAGATGGTATCGAGGGAGATAACATCGCTGACGCCGCGGACGAACGTACCGGCGGGGTACATGATCGCCTCAACGGACTCGGGCAGTTCCAGCAGCAGGTTCGTGGTCGGGTCGAGAGCCAGATCCTGGTATGCGTTCAGCCACTGCACCTTCAGGTTGCGTGCGGTGAACTGGGCGTCGATCTGAGCATCCGTGATGGTCTCGAAGGGAACGCCGGCACGGTTGGACAGGTCGATGCGGATGATCGTCTTGACCCAGTGTGGGAGCAGAACTTCGAGGGTCTGCTTGGTGCTCATGAAGAAGCGCTGGCGAGCGCCGAGGGCGACGGTGTCGAGGATGTTGAACACATCGAGGGCGTTGCCGAAGCCGTTGGGCACGTTCACTGCAGCGCCGGTGAAGGCTTCGATCTGGCGGATGGCCTTGCGTGCCATCTTCCACTGGTGCAGGGTCAGTGCCATCTTGGCGTAGCGCTCGATGAGTTCCGGCCATGCCTTTTTCAGGAGCAGGCCAGCTTCGACCATGACGCCGACTGCGTCGAGGCGCTCTTCCTCGAACTCGGGGACCTCGGGACGCAGAGCGGTTTTCTGCTCCACACCGGCCTCAGCCGTAGCTTCGGTCATATCCCAGAAGCCCTCGGTGGCTTCGACGATGTCGGCCATCGACGGTCCCTTGGTGTACTGGACACCGCCGCGGGTGATCTGGACCTCCGGCCCCTGGTACAGGCCGTCGATGGATTCCAGTTCGCAGAAGTCCAGCGCCGTCTCGGACGGGGCACCCCAGCCACCGGCCGCAACGAGGGACTTGCCTTCGAGGCGGGATTCGCGGGAGGCCGCGAACAGCAGTTCGGTGTCGTTGTTGTACTTGGCCCGGTTCTCCTGAGAGAACTCGTCCTTCGGGAGAGTGAAGGACAGTGCAGCAGCCTTGTGGACTGCCTTACCGTGCTTGGGCAGCATCCGCAGGGATGCGCTGATGGCTTCACCGGCAGCGGTCAGGCTGTCGTAGCTCTTGCCAGCCTGAATGCCGCTGACATTGGCGGCGGCGGTGAGGGAGGCGCGAGCCTTGGGTGCCTTGGACTGTGCCTGCTTGGTGGCAGGGGTCTTGGCGGCGCGGGAAGCCAGCGAGGCGCGGCGCTTGCTGGAAGCAGCTACCGGTACGCGGGTGGCTTCGGCAGCAGCAGCGGCGTCGGCTTCGTCCTCGTCGGAGTCGCCTTCACCACCCTCGATGCCTTCGCCGCCATCTTCGCCGTCGAGGGGATCGCCCTCGCCGCCATCTTCGCCGTCCTCGCCTTCCTCATCCTCATCAGGATTGAAGTTGCGGAGGGCTTCGGCGCGCTCGATGCGAGCCACCTCTGCAGCGTCGCGGGTCTTGACTTCGGTCTTGGCGGTGGAAATGAAGCCGATGAGGGCCTCGCCTTCCGCGATTTCGTCCTCGGTCAGTTCCTCGATCTTCTTGCCGTTGATCTCTTTCAGAGCGGCAGTCGCTTCGGTGATGGCTTCGGAAAGCTTTTCACCTTCCAGCGTGCTGAGGTCGGCAGGAATCTTGAACTTTGCCATGGTTATCTCTCCTAAGCGAGACGTAGTGACGTGTAGGTAATGACTAAAGGTTGTTCGACACACGGCCTACGGCTCGAAGAGTGTCCCACTAAGGCACATCTTATTACGGCTTTCCCCCCGTAAATGACCACGGCGCGTCGGTGTGTCGTGTTAGAGCTTCTTCCAAGTACCGCGAGCACGGGCCGCAGCGGCCTTAGCTTCTACCTCAGTGCTCTTGGTGCCGATCTGCGTGCCACTGGCGTCGTAGACGGCGTATTCCTCTTTCGCGGCCTTCCGGCTGCTGCAAGCTCCACATGCCATTGCTAGTCTCCCATCACTTCATTTGCGCGGGCCTTGAAGTCCTCAGCCCGCAGGTTCCTTGCTTTGATCTTAAACTTCTCAGCGCGTGCGAAGCGTTCACTTGCCTCCGCGTCGTTCGTGTTGACGACAGCGCCAGCGGCGACCAGCGAAAGCTGACGCTCTCCATCCACTGCGAACTGGGTGCGCGGGATGGGGAAGCCCGGGACGTTCACTGCGAGCGCAGCGACCAGTTCGAGGTTCTCCTGACCGCCGACGACCACACCGCGCCAGTCCCCGGAGATAGCCGACGCCCGCAGTACGCGAACCTCATCCACGCTGATGCCGGGGCGCAGGATGCCAGAGCACACGATCCCGAAGTCATCCTCGTAGATCGTTACGTCCGCAATCGGGGTGGTGGTGTTGTCGTAGTGCGCGATGGTCTGCGACATCGACAGCATCCCGTCAGCGTGCGGGCCGTTCATGGTGATCTGGCCGACCGGCACCGGCCCCGCATCCGTCAGGACCTCCCCGGTGAGGAAGTAGGCGTAGTCGGTGTTCGAGCGCGGCGGCAGGACGCACTCATCCTTGAACGCGATGTGGCAGGTGTCCCATGTGGCCACATGCCCGAACACGCGCCCGTCAGGCGTCACGGTGAGCGGGGTGGGGCCGTCCAGCATCGGGTTCAGGAAGTAGTCAACGGAGACGGTGGCCTCTGCCACTGCGGAGGCGACGAGGTTGAACAGCGGGGCGCGCTTGGGGGCTTCGCCCGATGCCGTGATGGCATTGAGTTCGGACGCCTTGCCTGCGCCGTGTCCCGGCCATGTTCCCAGTGCGCGGTAGTGGAGGTTGGCGCACAGCCCGGCCAGCCACTCGGGGTTCTGGACGTACTTGGCGAGGTTCGCCCGGCAGCGGTTGAAGTCTCCCGGCGTTCCCCAGGCGATCTTCACCGCGCCGCGGCCATCCACCCAGTAGTCGGTGATGCGCTTCGTGGGCTTGGGGTCAGTGACCCAGCCGGGGCCGTCCTTGGTCTTGGTGGGGACGTTCTTGAACTCGCCCTCAGCCTCCTCGGTTTCCGCCGTACGTACAGCGGTTTCGGCCTCAGCGTCAGCCCATGTGCCCAGCGCGATGAACGCCTCGGCGAACGCGGGGATGGCGCACAGGGTGGTGGAGGCGATGCGGGCCTTGCTGTACTCGGCGACCTGCTCCCCGTCCTCCCCTTCGGCGTACGCGCCCTGAATG